GCCCCCGCCTGTGCGAGGGTGAGCAGCCTCCTGTCGTCCATCGCCAACTCGCCGGTCGACTTTTGGATAGCGAAGCGATCCCTGTCGTTCTTCACCAGCTCCTTGGCCGCCGTTTCGTTCTGTGCGGGGGCCGGCTTCTTTTTCGTCGTTTTCTCGGACGCGGCCATCACAGCCCCCTGTACCGGACCACCACCGGCGCCTCAAGCGGGTCGCACACCTTCACGGCGGGCCGCTCGGCTTGCGTCGTCAACGTCACGCAGAACGCGCCCTCCGCGGTGTCGAGCGACGTGACCTTCGTCTCTGCCGCATCGGCGAACACCGTCAGGTACACGGCCTTCACGCCCTTGGCCAACGCTACGTCCAAGTCGAGGTTGGGCAGCGTGCCGCTGAGCGTCGCAATCGACCCGTTAGCGGCGGCTAAGCGGCTCGTTTGAACATCGATTCTCATAAAACTCCCTCTCTGGTCAGGCTTAAGAGGAATGTTACCACGCACACAGCGAACCCCGCCGGGGCATAACGCTCACCCGGCGGGGTCCTGAGAGAAAGGAGCTTACCTGAACACCTTAACATACTTCTGCAAGCGCCGTCTAGGCCCCGCCATATGGTCGTACAACAGCACCCAGCGGTCGTCCAGCGTAGGCGCCCACGTGATAGTGTCCTGTGCGGTGATCGGCTGTATCTCGTCGTCCACATTTAAGACGGACACGTAAGCGTCCAGCCTGAACGGCAGCCTGTCCAGGTCGTGGGCTGTAATGAACGACTGGAACGTCTCGTGCCCGCCGATCGCCCACGCCTCATCCTCGCCCTCTGCAATGGTCTGCTCTATCGCCGCATACGGACTCGCCACGGCTTTAATCGATTTGGTCGATTTCATCGTCCGACTCAGCACGATGTTCGTCCGGTTCGGTAGCCTCTTATCGCGCTGCGGCAGGGATTGTCGGGTCTTCCGGCCCATTATGACTGTTTTCCCGGTTGTCATGTCCTTGAAATGCTGCAGATCCCCTCGGTCGTGCCACGGTAGTTTTCCGTTGACCCCTATGATCCCGGACGTCGACTGCGCCCAGATGAAATGCACGTGAAACATCATGTCTCTCCTCTCGTGTGCGGTGTACCGGCTGATACGAAGACTCTAGCAGTGCAATGCCGGTGTGCGCAAACTCGACTTCGGCCCGTATGCGAGCTACAGTCGAATCATCGAACCGTCAGACTAGAGAAAGGACTTCACAGGCTTCATCGCCTTCCTCGTCACGTGGTGCGGTTTCCCCGGGGCAGGCGCCGTCGTCTTCCGGGTCTCCCTCGCCTTCACGGCCCTCGGGGCTATCTCAGCCCTCGCCGCCTTCGCCTGGACCCAGCACCGGCTCGACCTCATCGCGGCTCGTTCGGCTCGTTCGGCTCGTTCGGCTTGTGCAACGGTTGCGCACAGTAACCCGACAGAGAGGGGAAAACATGTTTTCATGGAACCCGATCGGGCGGATGTTCGCCGGGTGGCACGGAACCCGCCGCCTGCGGGGTAGGACCCGGATTCGCTGGCTATCCGCCGACAGAGAAGAACCCCGCTGCCTTCGAGCAGCGGGGTTCTTCATGTTTCTCAGCTGTGTGCTATATCACTTATTCGGCGTAGTCGCCAGGAACGGCACCGCCTTATGCAGGAAGCGGTCTACGGGCTTCGTGTTGAGCAGCCATTGTGCGCACACAGTCACCAGCCCCCACACGGTCGCCGTGATCGTATCGACCAGGTCGGCGGGCAGCGTCAGGCCCCATTTCGCGACCAGGGCGGCGAGCACGCCGACTAAGGACACCGCGAACGTCCTGATGACGGATCTCGCCTTGTGCTGGATCTGAGTCGGCACGAGCTCGTCGAAATGGTAGGCGTTCTTCCGGTTCGGGTCCGCCAGGCCGCCGTCCCCCTGCGGCAGGCCGCCCGTCTCCACGGTGTGCGCCGCAGCCGCGAACGCCGCTGCCTTCTGCTCGTCCGTCAGCGTCGGCGTGTCCAAGTGCTTGGGCCCTGTGGGGGCAGCGGCCGGTGTTCCCTGGGTCGTCACTCGGCATCGCCCCCCTTCTTCCGGGCAAGCGTGTTTTGGATGTCGTTCAGCTTGTTGATCGTCTCCTCAAGCGCCGCGTGGGACGCCGCCGGGTAGCCGAAGCCGTACCCCGGAACGGTCAAGTCGGCGGCGATCCGGTTCACCGTCGCAGTCATCGACTCCACGGCCTGCGTCAGGTTCGCCGCGACCTCCTTCAGCTCCGCAATGGAGTTCTGGGTCGCCTGAGGGTAGCCGAAGCCCTGGCTCGGCACCTTGATGTTCTCGTACAGCCAGCTGAGCATGTTGTGCTCGTCGGGTGTCAAATCGTCTCCTTGGTTCTGGTTCCGGTTCTGGTTCTGGTCGTCTCCGATATAGCGCTTGACGATGATGATCGTCGCAGAGCCCGTCAAGGACCGGTCCGACAGCGCGTGCAGCCTCGGACCCCTGCCCGGGCCTCCGTGCCCCCACGTGTACATGCCGCCTGCGTAGAGCTCCACGTGGCTGATCCGCCCCGCGAAGGCGCCGCTATGCCAGCCCATGCAGACGATGTCCGCCGGCTTCATGTCGCTTAGGGGCAGGTCCCTCCACGAGGTGGCCGACGCCACCGTGTACGCGCCGGGGTCCGACGCTATATTGAAACTCCGCTCGCCTATTTCGATGCCTGCGCACTGCCGGTAGGCCTGCGCTATCGTACTGGAGCAGTCCCCCCAGCCGTAGCGCTCCGGGTCTTTCCTGCGGTAGTCGTTCGTGTAGCCGAAGTCACCGTCGTGCTTCGCCATCCACGCCACTATGGCGTTGCGCTGCACGTCAGCCTGCGTCATCCGTCTCCTTCCTTTTCGCTAGAAGAGCCTTCACCTCAGTATACGGCACGAAGGCGCCCCTATCCGGGCGGGGGCTGTGCGCCGGGATCTTCCTGCGGCGGAGGAAGTCGTAGCCCTCCCCCTGCTCCAATCGCACAGGGGCAGTCGTATAGTCATTCGACAAGCGGAACTCCACCCACCCCTCGTCCACATGGCGCGCAGCGTAGGGGTAGCCGCGCAGAAGCGGACCGTCGTTGCCGGGGGTAGAACGCCACGCTGCATCGATCAGAGACTGCAGCGCGTCCGACTGCGCATTGAACTCCCCGATCTCGTCGTTCGCTTCGCCTCTCGAAACAGCCGCCCCGTCACGCGTGGGGAACGGCGGGTTGAACCCGCACAGCGACCGGGAGGCCGGCCGATAGCGCTCCTCGAAAACCCGAGCCGCCCGGTTGTCCAGGGGCATCTTACCCGGCTCCCGCTTCAGGCGGGCTGTGTAGGCGTCTTCGGCTGCGTACGTGAAGTCCACTGTTCCGTCGTGTTCGAAGCTCTCTTCCATGCCTAGAACCATACCACCCCTTGAGGCGGGTAGCCCGTCGCGTGCAAGCTCAAAGGGTCGTAGTCGGCGGGTTGGGTTCGTCTGTGCGGTCGCTTGGGCGTCGCGTGCCACATGCTGGAGAAGCGCACACGGGAGTCCTCGGCGTAGAACGCCGGAATGTGCGGAGGCAGAGGGCGTTCCACGTCCTCTACAGTCGTCAGGAGTCGGGACTCCACGAATATGTGGAAGACGTTCCTGCTCGGTGCGAGCCGTGATCCGTTGCCCTCTTCCGAGTCCCTGTGCGCGGGTATTATGTCGTTCTGCAAGTCGGTCTGGGTCGTCCCCAGCGGGTATTCGTGGCAGGCTTTAACGAGTATGGAGTAGGGGTTGACGGGAGTTCGCTCCGTGTTGTGCGGAGGGAACTTACGCGGGTCGTCTCGGGTGTTGCTTTTCAGAAAGCGCTGCCCGCCCTTGTAGCCCGGGTCCTGTTTGGAGACCTCCCAGCCGTTGGGCTTGAGGCACAGCGCATAGAAGCGGAAGTTCGAGTTGGAGGTCGGGCTCGGGTCGTAGGGGTGCGTCGGGTCCGGGCTGAAACACCACAGCAGCCACCCCACCTCCCACGGGTTCGGCTTGGAGTCGGGGTTCTGCGGGGTCGGGGGCGTGTTGTCGGGGGAGCGCAGCTGCGCTGTGGTCACGATATTCGCCGAGAACGAGTACACGACCTGGAGGCGGTTATGTTCGGTCGGGTCTTCGCTGGTGGACGGGACGGGCACCCGCTCTATCTTGAGCAGGGGGGAGAGGGCCTCGATGGGTCGGGCTAAGGACGCCGCCGTGGCCCCCAGCGGCTGGTTCGGGTCGGGCTTCGGCGGAGGAGGCGGGGTTAGGAGGAGGGTCGAGTCGTAGGGCGGCGTCCGGTTAGGCGTTACCTGGATCGCGTTGTAGATCTTCCGTATGCGCACAAGGGGGTGCGTCGTCTGGCTCTTGGGTCGTTCCGGGGGTGTGGGCATGTCTCGATTTTAGCTCGTCGTCGTGTCTGCGCACAGCACACTGGATGTCGTCCAGCTGACGGGTATGCGCGTGGACCAGGTCCGTCAGCGTCTGCGTGTTGGACTCTATCCGGTCTACAGCGTCCCTTAGAGAGCTCCCATGGTTGTTTTCCATGTCTTGTTTTACGCTAAGGACCTTCTTATTGGTCTTCAATGACGTGTAGAGGGTCGCTATAGCGGTTATAAGGGCGCCTAAGCCTACGGCTGGCGCCCCTAAAAGGTGGTC